TAGATAATAGTGAATTAGAAAATCGTGTTAAATTTTTAGAAGACAAATTAGAGAAATTGATTAATGTATTGCCTGCTTATTATCGTCCTGTTTAATTTATATTTACTTAGTTCGAGTAAGCGAGACCACCCATACCAGACATAATACGGAGAACATTATAGTTGACAGCGAAAACAACGTCGTTCGCACCCGCTAGAGTACCACCAAAAACTAATTGGGCATTATCAATACGAGAGAAGTTACAAGTCCCTGAAGGTTGGTGTTCTTCAGGTTTAAGTGCGAAAGAGTATACACCAATCGCATCATTGGCGTTGGCCGAGCCCACGGCACACGCGATACCGCCACTACCAGAATGGTAATCATTTACCTGTACTCTTGTAAAGTATGTCATCTCTCTTGCCGCAAATCTTTCGTGACCATTTAATTTTAATAGGACCGTAGCAGTCAAACCCTGAACTGGATTTAAATCGGTAGAACCATCAGAACCGGCGTTAGCAGCCGAGGTCCATATAAGTTCCTTAACTGGATGATTAAAGTTAAGATCTTGAGTGGTCTGGGTGATAGACGATTCTTGAATCTGTTCAATAAGATATTCGTGGGAAACCTGGGCAAATCTCCTGCGCTCATCAGTATCAAGGTAGATATAATCACACCATAATTTTTGTTTCGCAACAGACCCCCCAAAAGTATTGGTAATAGTATGTTCTAAGATAACCTTAACTTCATGGTATTGAAGGGCAATCAAAGGTAAAGCAAGACCTGGGTTGCGACAAAACCAGAAATACAATGGGACATAATACTGATGCAGTACTCCCGAACCAGCGACAACTCCACCTGTACCGGTCATATTTTGCCAAGGCGTACCATTCCCTGGTGCGTTCGAGGCGACAGAGGTCGCTACTAATCCAGTATCATTTCTCTGCGTTAATTCAGTCCAGGTTTCCATCCATATTCCGGTTTGTTTGTCAATCTTCTGACCACCAATTTCAAGTTCTACAGAAGTAATCCATTCAGTCCCCAAATTTAAATTATCCGTGTCGCCAGTATTCGTACCCGATAAATCTAAATACATCTTGTGAACTAAATCACCATTGCGTGAAATAGTGGCGGTGCAACGACCACTCGCAGTCTCAGATCCATTCCAGGTCTGCTCAATAGCCTCCATGGAGAAGTTCGTGTGCCGTCTGTAGACAACCTTGAAGAAAGTAATCTGCGGGTTACCCGTAAGGTAAATATCCTGAGCGCCATAAGCTACAAGTTGCATTAATCCTCCTCCCATATTATTTTATACACTCATTTAGAAAAAAATTTTGGCGAAATTAAACAAATTAATTTTTCCGCTTAGAATCTTAAATTTATTTTTTAATGATCTTAAATAATATTTTGTTTATTATTTTTGAAAAAAAGTTATCTTAAAAGATAGAGATAAAATTAATCAATTTAGTTGACCATGAATATTACATAATATTTATAAGTTAATTTCTCTAAAATTTTTTTCTAAAGTAAGGTATATAAATAATATGGGTGAAGTCGGATGCTTAAAAGATGGAATATTTCAGAACTTACAGGTTGAGGGGAATAGTATTCTTACGGCGGGTACACTTTCATACAAAACACCGGTATTCAGTATTACATTAGCAACATTTACCCCGAAAGTGAGTGAATCTGGGACAATATTTACATTTAATAGAGCCGCTGGAATAGTCGTCACCTTGCCTGCTGCTGAGCCTGGTTTAAGGTATGAGTTTTATGTAGAAACTGCTTTAACAAGTAATGCCTACACGATCAACGCCGCCAGCGCCGCCGACACTTTAACTGGTATCCTTTTATGCCAGGATATTGCTGACGTGGGTACCAATGTTGCTTTGAATGAGGATGTGGCCACCATTGGATTTTCTAGACCTGCAGCAGCCGATCATCAGTTATCCACTAATAAAACTACTACTGGAGGACTTAAGGGGTCCCATTTCATTTATACTTGTATATCCGCTGCACTATGGCAAGTTTCTGGCACAAATATTGGCAGCTCTGGTGCTACTATCGCGACCCCCTTTACATAAATATAGATAGAGCGATTAAATAACCTACATCATTATATTTATAAGAAAGAGTATCACATTTCTTCTTACAAAGTTAAAATCTATTTAAAATATTATTTCATATATTATTAAAATATGGAATCAGAATCAAAAAATATCATTCAAATGTTGAAGAATGTAAAACAAATTATTGACGTCTCTAAACAAAGAGGATGTTGGAAAGATGAAGAATTAAAAGAAATTGATATTACAGAACATAATATTTCGGAAATATTAAGTCAGTTACAAGATAAAGATCCCGTTTTACCTGAACCAGTATTAGATAATTCCATGGATGAAGTTGATTAATTTTAATTTTAATTATTTATGATAATTAAAAATTTTTAAAATATTTTTAAGATTATTTATTTTTTATATAAAAAAGATAATTTACTTAATTTGAATACTTTAGTTAGAATACTTTAGTTAGAATACTTTAGTATGAATACTTAGTTAGAGTAAGCTAAGCCACCCATACCCGACATGATTCTGAGGACATTGTAGTTGACGGCATAAACTGTGAACGTGGTGTCCGCGGCATCATTCACTGTGAACACCATTTGTGCATTATCGATTCTAGAGAAATTACAGGTTCCCGATGGTTGATGTTCTTCCGGTTTTAAGGCAAACGAATAGCAGTATATATGTTTAGACGGAACTTTATGACCAGCTTGAATAGGTTGACAAGTTCTGAAATAGGTAGCATTGCGGACCGCGAAGCGATCGTGACCGTTAAGTAGGAGTTTCATAGTACCAAATCCTTCCCGACTAGTAACACCATTAATTATTTCGGCAGTACCATTTAAACCTACCGAATAATTAAAATGGTCATTCTTTTTGAAGTTAGCAGTGGCCAGGGTGGGTAAATTGAGGGTCGCGTCCATGTCGGCGCCCCCGCTTACCCCCTCGGCAATTGCGTTATTCGCCTGAACGGTCCAAATTAGTTCTTTTACAGGGTGATTAAAGTTTAATTTTTTAGTAGCAGCCATCACACCTTCTTCTTTCTGAAGCTGCTCAATAAGGTATTCATGAGAAACTTGAGCGAATCTACGGCGCTCATCAGTATCTAAGTAGATGTAATCCGCCCATAGTTTAACATCCGGAGCAGTCGTCATAGTTGCTGTAGCTACCGTGGCACTACCATTTACTAACCCAGCCAACGAACGAGTCGTTAATTTAACTTTCACTTCGTGATACTGAAGGGCAATCAGAGGTAAAGCGAGGCCAGGATTACGACAGAACCAGAATTGAAGAGGAACATATAATCTGGTGACTTCAGGTCCGGACGAGTCCAACGGAGATCCACTGGCAAGGTAAGCGTTCTTCGCCGCGTGTTTATTAAGACCGATCCATTCCGATTCTTCATGATCAGTTAATTCATTCCAGACATCTAACCAATGACCATAATGTCTATCAATTCTCTGACCCCCGATTTCAATCTCACAATCTTTGACTAAAGCGTGTCCGGTATTATTGGTCCAATTGGCATATGTCCCCGTATCATCAAGATCATTGCGATCAATACCAACATCTAACCACAACCTGCTAACTAAATCACCATTTCTAGAGATGGTCGCGGTAACCGTTGCCCCCCCTACAGAAGCACCCCCGCTAAAGGTCTGCTGAATAGCCTCCATCGAGAAGTTCGTGTGTCGTCTGTAGACAACCTTGAAGAAAGTAATCTGCGGGTTACCCGTAAGATAGATATCCTGAGCGCCATAAGCTACAAGTTGCATTAATCCTCCTCCCATTATTTTATAACCTAGTTTAGAAAAAAATTTTAGGGAATTAAAACTAATTAAAATTATAGATTTTATGAAATAAATGATTTATAATTAGTTAGAATATGCTAATCCTGCCATACCAGAAATAATTCTTAAGATATTATAGTTAACAGCATATATTGTGAATGTTTTACCAGAGGGAACAGGAACATCATTAAATATAAGTCTCGCATCATCAATTCGGGAGAAGTTGCATGTTCCCGATGGTTGATGTTCCTCGGGTCTTAGGGCAAAGGAATAAACATTGATACGATTTCGCATGGTAGATGTTGCCGCTTGTGCGACTGAAATATTTTTGATGGAATGAATTGTAAAATCACTGGCGTCATCAATAGCAGCACCGAGTGTACTTTCACATAGACTTTCAGATAATTGAATATGATAATTATCGACGCTAGCAAGACCGCCCAGTAATGATCCATCGGCGACACCTGTTACTTTAGCAAGAATGCTATGGGAGTTTGAGAGACCAGTCGCTGCGTTTACGGTAGCACCTATTCCACTCACATTAAACTCCAACATATCCCCTATGTGTGGTAAATGACCATGTCCCTGTAAATCAGACTTAAGAAATGAATAAACTAGACTTGCTGCTGTGACTCCACCCGAAGCTGCTACTACTTCTATTCCCGATAAATCTTCAATACCGCCACTACTTGTTTCAGAAATAATAACCTTTGTGGGTGTCACAGTGATATTAGAGAACTCCTCAGCTTCAAATGTTTGAGGTGAGGTTGCAGTCACAGAAAATAAGGCGGTTAGTTTTGTTCCTACGAAAGATGGTATACCCACGTGGGCCATATTTTGAGCAGGAACAGCCGTATGATATTTAATAGGGTGTCTTAATTGAAAATATTCTTCTTCTTGTGGATAAAAACGATCATGTCCGTTCATAACTATTTTGAGATTCCCATATGTATTTGTTACAGCACTCGTCCAGATTAATTCTTTAACCGGATGATTTAATTTCAATTCAATATTATTACTAGAAGACTCTTCCTTATATTGTATCTGTTCTATTAAATATTCATGAGATACTTGGGCGAATCTACGTCTTTCATCGGCATCAAGATAAATATAATCACACCACACCTCAATACTCGCATCAATTCCTACGGAAGAATAATCACTTGTCCCAAAGTTGAATTTCAGTATAACTTCATGATACTGAAGCGCGATTAAAGGTAAGGCCAATCCATGATTACGACAGAACCAAAACTGTAAAGGAATAATAGTAAGACCCGCTATTCCATTTGAATCACTTTTCTTCATTGTTTTAAGAGCATACTGTTTTGTTGCTGGTGTAGTTAATTCTTCCCAAATTTGCATCCATTCCTTAGTCTGCTTATCTATAGATTGACCTCCGATTTCAAGTTCAACAGCCGTAACAATCTGATCTCCGTGATGTACACCTGTAGTAGATGTAGAGACATATACATCAGATATTAAATCTCCATTACGGGAAATAGTAACATTTCCGTTTGTAGGTGATGAGGTTAGAACACTAGAACCTTGAATAACCTGTTGAATAGTTTCCATAGAGAAATTCGTATGTCTGCGGAATACATTTTTAAAAAAAGTAACTTGGGGATTCCCTGTAAGATGGGCATCTTGTTCTCCATAAGCAACTAGTTGAATGATACCGCCTCCCATATTATGATATATAGGATATAAAAAAAAATCATTCAAACCAAGAATAAACTAATTAACCCTTGAATAAGAATGAAAATAATAAAACTATCATAACAGATTCATAGAAAGTGATAGGTCTAAATTGACTATCATCGCCACCAGTATTTTTAACTATCTTAGGCCACATCATGTTATAAGTCACTTGAACAATATATGATCTTATTAACAAGATAAGGATCACCATGATAGATAAACTGATTATATTTTCAAGTTTTGGTTCTTTAAAAAACTTTTGTAACTTTAATCCTCCTCCAATCATTTATTTATATTTCGTAGATAATATTTTTATGCAATAAATAGTTTTTCTGTTTCTTTCTTGTCCATTTCTAAATCTAAGACCTGTTTCACTGGATTCATAATCTGATTTGTAATATAAAATTCATAATCTAATTTGCATTTTTCTGGATTATCTTTAATATAATCTACATGTTCAATCCTATCACCTTGTAAGATATTGACTTTCTTATATTTCGGCTGAGTTTTATCATCAACTCTGAAATTTCTCATTTTCGGCTTGCCATTCTTAAATTCTCCGATTTGTCGTCTTTCTGTAATCTTCTTGTATCCCATGAATTCTTTCCCTGTTCCCTTATTTATATAAGCATAAGGTATCCTATCATTTGCTTTAGGTTTATTCCCCGGATCTCTTTCTGCCATCCGATCAGCCAAAACCTTATGAGCAATTCCTTTAGGATTTTTATAATATCCTCTTAAGGCTTTTGTAATTACAAAATATCGTAAGATAAATTCTCCATTCCTTATCATTTGAAGAGTCTCTTTGAGCCAATTTACTGCTAAAGCAAAGTCTTTCTCAATCATAATCTTCTCAATCACGTTACCAAAGACATGTTTCACTATCGGAGCATTATCTCTCCTCTTAAGAACAATACCCATCGCATCTCTCTTACATACATCTGGATCAAATTCATACTTATCACCTGTATATCTTTTCTTAGAGATAAGGATAAAGGGCCAGAAAGTTTTCTCATATTCTAAATCTTGAGGATGACATAAGAGTGGTTCATGTTGCTCGGTCTCTACGGAACCATCTTCATCCTCTACTTTCACAATACCTTTTGTAATATATTCGCCCGCTTCTTGACCACACTTCATACAATGTTCTAAGGCTTCCTTTCCTACCAGAGTTTTACCATCTTTAATTCTACTGAATTTCACAAAGACTGAATCTGTATCTCCATAAATGACATCAGGTTCAGGATAGTCTGGACCATATTTCTTTCGTGACCAGTCCTTGACTCCATATGAGGCATCATCAATTCTTGATCTTCCAATAGAGGTAGTGCATGCTGCTAAATTCATTTTATAAATCGTGCTTGTTCTGGCGCCTAATTGACCATAAACCGAATTAGCTGTAACTTTATAGGCCAATTGTAGTCCATCCAGAACCTTTCTCTTAAATTCATCGGGTTCATTTTTCATTAGTTTCTTTGTCGCTTTCCTCGCAGATAAGAGATGTTCTAGGACTGCAGGTATGATGCCCATCTCCTTTTCACCTTCCCCGAACATACCTTTTTCTTTCATATACTCGGGTTTTAAGAAATGACATTTAGTCTGTGTATTGGCGTCTTTCTTTTCTACAGTATCACCTTTACCTGTAGTTAAGTAAATCCAATCTTGATATTCAATTTCATAATAATTATCTTTACCTATCAGAGGTAATAAATCTTTATTCTCAATATAAGTTTCATGTGAAATGTTCTTTTCAATGATAGATGAAGGATATAGAGAAGCATAATCAAGGACAGCAATCGGATCATCAAGATAGATACCCGGTTTAGGATCAAGAACGATTGCTCCTTCATATCCATCCATTCCCTTTTCGGATTGATGAATAATTCTCTTATACCACTCTTCTAATTCCCATTCTTTTGGTTGCTTGTATTTTTGTTCACCATCTTCAGTTTCAATACGAATAATTTCATCAATGAGTTCTTCTTTATCGTATCCATTTTTATACATCTTAATATATTTATGTAGATTGGGTATTTTCTTAAGATCGGGTATCCTTGTATTTCTTGCTGAAGACATTCTCGTAACAACAGAAGTCACCTTAACTCCCTGACCTCTTAAGAAGATAAATGATGCTGGAACATAAGAAACATTCGCCATACCTAGATTATTAGGGACAATGTCTAAGAGTAAGAGTAAATGAATACATAATTCACAATCCTGAACACAGTATTTGGCCACCTCAGCTCTACCAGATGCTCCTTCATATTTATGTTTATCAAAGATCTGTTGAGGTGAGATATCATCTTTATTCAGACACCATTCAACTTTTTGATATTCTTCTAATTCTAGATTCAAATCTTCGGTCAATGTAATCATTTTATCATGAATACCATCAATCTTATATTTCCTACCTTCTTCAAATAATCCTTCACCGATATTCGTATGAGTTCTGAATGAAATAAAGTCACCATCTTTGAGTGTTCCAGTATCAGAAACAATGATTTCTTTATGATCAACGGACTTAAGTTTGCCTCTCATGAAATGAGATGCGACATTATCTAATTTATAGGATTCAAGATTATGTCCTTTTTGAACTTCTTTCTGGATATCAAAGAGGATTCTACCATCCATCATGATATAATGTAATGTATTATCACCGAGAGCAGAAGAACTTAATTGTTGAGTTTTCATAGTGCATTTTTTACATTTATGATCTTTTGCTTTGTAAGGAACACTATCCATCTTACCAAAATTCATGAATTCTTTCATGGGACATCCTTTTACATGATACCATGGATCACTATCCTTATTCTTAGATTTAGGACATTTATGATGACATGGAAATAATATCTTAGATCTTTCATAAATATACTTGAAATCAAAACCGAAGATATTGTATCCTGTAATAAAATCAGGATCCATATCCTTGATAATCTTTTGCCATCCCATTAGAAGATCTCTTTCAGATTTACATTTTTCAACGGTAATACCTTCTAAATCATCGCATATTTCATTATCAGGTAAATTATCTTCAGGAGCAATGACTAAAATATGACGTGTTGTCTTATCCAATCCATAATCATAGAATACTGTTCCTATCTGAATAATTGGATCTCCCTCAACTGTAAGATTAATTTCTATACATTCGGCTTCAATAATATCTTGAATCGTTGTGACACAATTATCTCTATCTTTACCTTTTACTTCCAGGTTATGAAGGTCAGTTAAAATATCATAATCTGAATTTAAGATCTTATCGCCGATTGTATCGAATATTTCTTGAGATGGAATCTCATTGTTCGTAATATGAAGTTTATTCATGTCCGCATACTTGAAATATGAATTAAACTTTGTAAAATCTCCTGTAAAACCTGCTGAAATTAATTTGATTAAATTCGGTTTTGGAGTTTCATTAAATTTAACTCTTCGTGATTCGGGTAATTTCTTCAATATTGCCTGATAAGAATCAAATACATCTGTTGCTAATTTCTTGAAGTTCTTCTTGGGCATTGGAAAATCTCCATGAGAACTATCACACTCAATATCAAAAGATGCTATCCTATAAGAACTGAGATCATTCTTAGGTAGGGGTTTGATATCTTTGAAAGAACATGAATATTCATCTTTGCAAGAATTAAATAAACCAGTTTTGATATCATTCTTTGTCATACATGATACCCAACCGGTAGGTTCAATCTTAGTGTCGTGAATAAATTTAATGATAGGATGAACAGATGATTCATATAAATTACAATCACAGTCGGAGGGTGATGTTACATTCGTTCTCCATTCATTTAATCTGATTTTAGCATTCGGAGTGATTTGTTTAAGATCTTCTTCTTTCCTAACATTATAATGTTTTTTTGTCGCATAAATCAGTTTCTTCATCGCATCGTGTGTTTGAAGTGATATTTTAAGATAATTAAATTTCTGAATCGTATCAGCAGCAGTATTCCACTGAACCCCATACAAATCTTTATAAATCTGCAATTGAACTCCTTTGACAGAATTGAATAAAGAACCTTCTGGGTCAGAATCGGGTCTAAGTCCACAGATATCTTTGATTAATTTTACGCCATCAGGTTGTGCCCATTGATTTGGTACCTTGATATAGAAGTATGGTCGGTATTTGGTTACATGACAAACAATTCTATGATTGAATTCATTTATTCCATAGAGTGTAACGACAAATGATTTCTCTTTAGTATCTCCCTCCAAATCATCTGATATGATATCAACAATCTGAAAAGATTTCAAATCACTCATTTTATATTAATTAGTATTAATTAACTCTTTAATCAAATTTATCAAATTTTTAAAAATCTATAAGATAGTAGATAATGAAAGAATTAACGGCATTGCTATTGGGTATCATTTCTATATTCGTATATACAAATTTCATAAGAAAGAGTTTATATCTTGATAAGATAGAAGCGACAGTTAATGGTAAGAAATACTATGTAAGGAATTTACCCGATCGCAATGAAGCCGCCAATAAACTCGCCAGCATAGGTAATTCATTACAATCATTGATAGATTCATTGGACGAAGAAGAGGAAGAAAAGGGCAAATATAATAAGCAACTAAAAGAATCATTTAATCCTGATTATATCACTGAAAATATACCGGGTTCTACCTATGTTGCTTATTCTGTAAATAAAGGAGAAGAATTATCATTGTGTGTGAGAGAAAAGGATACGGAGGTATTTATGGATAACAATATTATCATATTTGTAGCGATACATGAATTATCTCATATCATGACACCTGAAACGGGACATACACCTCTGTTCTGGAATAATATGAAATATTTATTAGAAAAAGCATCGGCAATGGGTATTTATACGCCGACTGATTATCGTAAAAATCCCGAGACTTATTGTGGGATGGAAATAAATTCAACACCTATGAAAGTATAATCTTTTAAATTATAAATTAAATTATTTTTGGATCACACCATCACAAACCTATATCTATTCGGGACGAACCTGACTGAAATCAATAAAATCAACACTTCCTTCAGGACTAACCTGCGTTCCCGGTGGAACTCCATCTGTCTTTGCCGCGGATATTATATTTTGTACCATATCATCTTTATCCTTGTAGGGTCCGTGCATCATATCATTAGAATCTATGTAGGACCAACCTATTCCTGATGCTAGGGCTTGTGATGCTGGGTCATGTTCTGGGTCTGGGTCTGGTTCTGGTCCTGGTTCTGGGTCTGGTTCTGGGTCTGGTTCTGGTCCTGGTTCAAATCCTTGTTCTGTTGCCGCTCCTGATATGTCAGTATGAAGATAATTCCATTCTCTCTCTTTGCTCAAATTTCTTAATGCGATATAAAATTGATCAGCTAACTGTAAATTCGCAAAATTAATTTTGCGCATGGCACTTGCAGGTGGGTTATCAGAATTAACATTTGTTATTCCGGTTATTTGAATTTGAAAATGATATTGTTTCTCACTATCCCATACTTGTGTAACTTCACAACCTATTAAACTTTTAAGAGAACTTTCTTTGGGATCTGCCGGAGATGGAGCCGTCATATAACCCGGCACATCACCCCCTCCATCCGGGGGTCTTGTTCCGTAAAAATTAAGTGAATTCCCTTCAATCTTTGCATAACGGGCTTCTTTGATGCGTGTGACAGTCGTTTCTTTTAAACATTGCCCTTCGGGATGAGTGTCCAGAACTTGCGCAGAAACAGGATTCGCATCAAATCCCCATCCATCAGACCAACCTCCGCCGAAAATATCTGTTAGATGAGCGTGTCTCCCTCCTGCCAAAGGGAAATAATATGCGGAGTTGTTGAGTCCGGCAACCCCTCCCCAATCTGCCTTCACATGTTTCAATGCTTTTTGAATAATAGTATGGCATCGTCTATATGCATTAATCATTGCTCCATCACTTCCATCTGAAACTAATCTAGATACTTCTTTGAATACCATTATCAACATAGGATTTGTATGATAATAATTATTTACGTCAGCTTGTTTTATTTGAGCTGCTAATAACTTATAAGGGTGTTGATCTGCCCCCAGGGACATTGCCATTTCCCCCACCATTTTAAGTCTCAAAGGAGGTGATAAAAATGAGACATTTTTAACATTTTTATATAAAAATAACGACCAAAAATCTATTTGTGTTATCCCAACGGGCGACGACCGCCCACGACCGGAATATATTCTCTGAAGTCCCGTTGAGGGGAAGTTTTTTAGTTCAAATGATACACACGTTGCATTTGCAGGTTGTTTTAGAAAAGAAGATTTAAAACATTCTTCATCTCTATGGTCGCTTATGCCTTTTAAAACTTCTTTCCAGCCAGCAGGCTTTCCTTCCAATGTTAGCTGGTCCATGCATTTTTCTAAGAATTCTTTCAAGGCATCATCAAATTCTTGAATCAGATTGAAACAAGTCATATCTGAATTACCTTTCTTCGGCTCAATATTCTCAATAGCATGTTTAACCGTCGCCGCTGTTAAAACTCCTCCAGTATATTCCCCATAAAATAAAACATCTCTCATCATTGATTCATACCCTTTTGCGTCTACGGATGTCATCTTTTTTAAATTTTCTAATAGTCGGGTAAAAATGATTTTTTTCAAAGCAAAAGGTGCTTTACATCCGATACACATCGCATCTCTTAAAAATCTATCCATCTCATCCAATGTTTGCAGGTCTAGAGTATGTTTCTTTCTTTCTTCGGTGGCGCTAGTAGTAACATGAATACTAATACAGTATGGTCTACCCGATCGTTGTGTTTTGGGCAAACTAATGATAGCTTCCTGCGAGGATTTATTAAATATAGGAGTTGCACCCATAATAATTCGTCCATCTAGGTGAATGATCGTATCTTTTGGGCGCCAGACATTACCAGCCAGCCAATTGCCAATTTCTTCTAATACTGCTACGTGGGTTGTGATATCTTTCCCAGGTGGCCACATAAAAATGTCCGCTCGTGCGGCGGCCGAAAGATGAGGAATTTTAGAAGATTCTTCCCCGGGCGGTTCTGAGTCACCTCCTTGCTTCAGCACCCCTGGTTCTGGTTCTGATGGTGGTGGGTGTGAAGGTCTTGAAACAGTGTCTAATATCATATTAGTAAATAATGGCCACGGCATATATTCTAACATCATTATTCCATGAACAAAGCAAACATTACGTTTTTCAGATGGTTCATCATAATTAAACTGCGGAAACACTGTTTTTATTCCATCCAGGGATCCTTGAAGTGTTGTAGTTTCACTGACCGTCCTTTGAAACCACTGTGGAAGATTAAACAAAAAACTGAAAATTGAATTATCATCTGTCATGTAAGTATCTGGATAATCCTGATTGACTGCTAAGTAATTTCTAGGTCTAAGTATCCCTCCATCATTACCCGCAGCATCAGCAAATGCCTCATCCAATCCATCTAACACTAATTCGCAACATTCATCTTCTAATTTATTTAAGAATAAAACCATATCAGGTAATAAATCTTCCCTCATACACCTCTGTGTGTCTGGGATATTGGGAGTGGGAAGCAGAAGGGAAGGTATATTCCACATTGGTGTTTCGCTTATGCCATTTGTTATTTTTATCAATTTGAGTCCATAATATGCTATTAGTGCTTCTAAAAACCCAGGAGTTTTCATCATAGTAATAAACGTTTCAATTTGTTCTGGTGGCGTCAGATCTGCAATTTCTGCCCTCATATCATCTTCAAAATTATCTCTTGTCCGCGCGTCTAAGGTATCTTTCAACCTTTGAATGAAACCTTTTGTAGCAAGTTTTGCAGATTGACATGCCCTCGGCAATACGGAACAAAAGAAATCCATATCATAATCTCCCCCACAGAATATCTCCCATAATTTATAATAGCCGGTTGAATATGCTTGTGTGCGACCGTATCCAGTTAGAAAAGCATGAGTATATCCCCAATATGCCTCGTTTTTACTAGGAAACCTGCTCCCTCCCCAGTCAAGTTTATCAGCTTCATTCGGCGCCACTCCGGCAGCCAGGGCTAATTGCTTAGATTTTTCTCCTCTTTTTCTTTTATACTGAGTATTTGAGGTTGATTCAGTATGTCTAATAAGTGATACTTTTACCGACGCCTGATCTTGCAGGGCTAAAAACTTGTCCAGTTGAATTTCAAGCAGGGGGTCGGTGACTGGTGTAGGGTTGTCCTCTTGTATAATATTCATTACTGTAACTATAGCGCCATATAAACATGTATTTTTATTGCCTGCTTTATAATCCGCCATCCCCGTCCCACCCCTTTGACTATATCTTTTAACGCTGCGCTTTACCTTTCTTTTAGTTCTCCGTGTAGTTTTTCTCTTAACACGTTTCTTATGAGTTTTTTTCCTAGTTTGTCTTTTTCTGGAAACTCTTTTCTTAGTCCTCTTTTTATTCTTCTTGGGACCTGATACCTGTCCCCGCCTCTTTCCAATAGTTCTCACAAGATGATCATCATTATCATCCCTAACAGAAGAACTTTCAAAATCCATAGTTAATATAATATATATTATTATTTTATTTTTATCCATTATAATATCTTAATGAGTGATCCTTATCTAGACTTTGATAATGATTTATCTGATATACAAGTGAATGTTTTCCATGTAACAGGTCCTTTACGAGGACTAACCAGTCAGAAAGATAAAGAAAAATTTTTACATCGGGATGTTACTATCTTTAATCCGACTGATTCATCAAAACCTTCTATTGAGGGTCAGAAAATGAAATCAGTGAAGGAGAAAATATATCTAACCGATACAATTGAAATTTTAATGAATAAGATAGCGAGATATTGTTGCGATGATATTTCGGGGAAAGAGATATTCGCATGGTTAGATCATAATCCTAAGAAAGAAACATCCTTAAGATACTCTTATCCTCTAGGAATCCATTATTCTGAGTTAGGTGATTTTATCAATCCTTATATTGAGAAAAATTATGACGAACGATTCTGTTCTTCGGATGGTTCAGTAAAACGCGATCCTAAATTCTCAACCGATTATTATTCATCCTATCAGAAATATCGTTCCTTGTTTAGAGATATCAAACTTGTAAGAGGTTCAACGAATATTTATTTCTGTACTTTACAGGATATCTTAGAATATTTACCATCATCGCCTCTAAAAGAGATTGAGAATCAGGATATACTATTAAATGGATATCTCAAGAAATATTTCCCGAAGATAGATAAGATAGATAGTTCATATGATGATTATCGCGATAAAAGTAATCAAAAGTTAGATTTATTATCTCATTTTAAAGGACTACAGGAACACATTTATCCATATGAAATGATCGATTGCAGACCTGTGACATTAGTTTATCAGAATCGTATTGAGAAAAACTCAATTGATTTATTCAAGATATTCAAAGAATTTGAAGTTAAGAAAGATGTTCCTTATCTTAAGATATATATTGATAGTTATTTAGATTCATGTATGAAATTAGATAAAGATAGTATTTATTCTGATACGATTCATGATAAATCTCGGACAGTAACCAAAGATATTTTTGAGAAATGGAACCGAAATATATCATTACACAATGGATTTACAATACCAGGATTTGTTGATAAAACAAATACACTCTCATTTGTATTATATGATACATCAACGACTAATTATGCTCAGATGATACTATATTCAGATGGAAAAGTTGAGTTATATATTGAGAAGCTGATGAGAATTGAACAATTCAATGATAAAATTAGCAAGTCTTTTATCGGTAAATGTAATACAGTAATAATACAACTGAATAAGAAAAATTACTCAGAAACAGGTATCCTTATCCCAACACTCAATAAATATCCTATCAGAATAGATTGTTCTTATTTGTATGATATCCCAGATTATAATCCTTCAATGTTATTGAAACCTTTTAAGAATTTCTATAACGACTTCATTGTTATTGAAGAATTACCCGAAGAACCCTTACACTTATTATATACAAAATCATCCGGTTATTACGATCCTAAGAAGATATATTCATTTATTTCACTCTTAAGAAAAAAGAAACTTGAAGATGAAAAGATTGTATCATTGTTATCTCAGAGATATCATATGAAGAAATCCGATGCTCAAGAAGAATTAACTAACTGGATGAATGTTTATCAAGGTAGATTTTCAAGCAAAGATTTAAAAGATGCTGGCACATCGGTTATCATTGAGAAGGTTTTAGATCGTATTAAGGTTTCCTTAGTAAATCTATCTGGATTAGAAGAATTACATGAATGCATGAATACAATAAACTTTTTATTGGGAGTTTATCGTAGTAAAAAGATTGATAAAAATAAAGATTTCCCTGATGAAATATCTTCTTTATTTAAGAAGGTTAATAAGAAATTCAAAGATGTTGCTATCGTGAGAGAGGAAGTTCCAGAACCTGTTAAAGAAACTGTTCAGGCAGTCACGCCCTCAACCGACGAAGTCATAGATGAAGATGAAGAAGAATCAGATGAAGAAGAATCAGATGAAGAAGATGATTATGGTAGAATTAGTTCTTCTAATGAATCAATTGACAGCCAATCTGGAGGCGGATCTGACAAGAAAGGTGGATTGAATAAGAAAGGTGGTGGATCAGATGATGAAGAGGATGAAGATGAATCAAAATATCCGAATAAGAGATACTATGTCAAGCGATTAGAACAACGAGATCCGAAATTAATTAAATTCAAGGGAAAAACAAGTAAAGATGGTTATGCCTATAAATGTCAGGCATCATCTGATAAACAGCCTATTGTTCTGACAAAGGATGAATTAGATGAAATAGATCATAAGACAGGATTTAAAAATGAAGGTGTCAGTTATTCAAAGGCTGTCCGTATTGAGGGAGGTGATAGACCTGAATTATATTATATCTGTCCTAAATTCTGGGATAGAAAACATCAGATACCGTTGGATCCTTTAAACAAGATTCATCCAATTGAGAAGGTTGATTATGAGCAATTTGTTTATAGAAAGGAGATGAAAGATAATGATTGTTTTATCCTAGAAAGAACTGGACGACCCTCTGGCAGGTCAGATCATGATTCATTCTGGAATAAGAATCAAAAAGACAAAGATAATATTATGAAATATAATGTTCAGTTTATTCATGATGATGTTCATCCTGATTTATTAGCATTACCCTGTTGTGGAAAGAAACCTGTTACCTTTGCTCTCAACTCTTTTGTGAATGTCTTACTCTTTGATGATGGTAAATCTTCATGGGGTACAGGACAGATAAAGGGTAAATGTAACAAGGATGATGAATATCCTGTTTCAATTAACGATCAAAAGTCAGTCAATATTCATGTTAGTTTATTGAAACCTTTCAAGGGTTCAAATGATAGATTATCTACCGATTTCCCTTTACGATTAAATTCAAATGGTCATATTCATCCTCTCCTAAAAGATTTATTTCACGTGAGAAAAGAAGATCCTATTCTTACCAAGTCCTCAAATAATGGATTTTATCGGAAAGGTATTCATCAGGGAGCAGATGCTTTCCTAAATTGTTTGGATATGATACATAGAGAGAATAAATCTAATCCGAAAATCAAAAGAGACAGATTAGATTTAGGTCTTTTGAAGGAGAATATATTACATGATATGAAGAGTATAGACTTATTTTCAATTGGCGGTGGCTCATTTGTTCAGTATTTCAGAGATGAAAAAATATCATTATCTGATAATATATTGGATAAAATCAAAGCAAGCGTCATGAAAAATTTCAAGGATTACTTGGATAGCGATGAACCGAAAGATGATAGAATCCTTACTTCATTAATTCATTCCATCTGTAGATTAGACCGTAATAGAACATTTGAAGGATATCAATTTAATTTAGTTGTATTCAATGAAAAGAATGAAACCGTTCGCATTAATGAACCGATAGGTAAATTTAATTTCATAGATGGATCACCATTCGCATTCATTTATAAAGATGATTACATCTATGAACCTTTAATTTATCATTACAAAGATAAGAATTACGGCTATGTAAATTATGATTCTGATGAAAAAATAGCAAAGGGTGATGATATCATTTTTGATGATACAATCGCCAAAATTATTACGAATAAGAAAGATGGATATAAAATCCAAGTGAAAGATACAAATGAAATCCTTGAAATAGAGAAAACAAATCTTCGCAAATATGACATGAAGAATGTTCTCGATATTGTTACTACTTTCATTGATAGGGAACAAAGCAAACAACTCTCTAAATCCAAAGAATATCTGACGGAAGAAGACCTCTATACGATAATAGAGAAGATGAATTTAATATCATTAAACAAAGGATATTATGATACTTATAATCGGTTATCCATGATTGAGTTCAGAGTCAAACACGGTCGGGGGTTTAAGCGAATGGTTTTGCCGATCAAACCGAAATCAATTTCAGAAAAAACAGCTACCACAAAAACAGATCCAATATCGGAGTTGCCAAAGTATGAATTATCAAAGGTGATTGAATTACTCAAAGAAGCAGATAAAGTTATTCAAGATGATTTTGGAGATAAATATTCACCATATCTAGACGGCAAAGAACAAATTTTAGTCAATCATAAAGAGATGGGAACCGGTCTCTTGCTATCAAGAGGTATTATCATCCCCCTAAAACCTAAACGTCAATATCATAGACACAAGATAAATATAAGTAGAACTGTTGGCTTACTTAATACTCAAAATGAATATTTATCGGGGAGAGACAAACCTGATAGACTTACTAAAGAACTTGATGAATATAATGAAAAAATGCAGAAATCATATGGTATGTTTTCCGAGGCTTATGTTACGATCATGAAAAAAAAAATCTTATTTGATGAGACAAATAAGATAATTTCTCATCCTGTAAAACTAATGATTCATAAGCGATGGTATTTATTTGATTTATTTTCAGAAGAAGATGATATCAAACTGAAAGATACAGATCTAAAAAAATTTATTGAGTTTATTTTGATACATGGTTTAGAAGAAGTTAATAAGATGTTCATTCATACATTTATTTCATTGAAGGATATCAAATTACGAAATATATCTGAAAAGATAATCATTCTCTCAATGAAAGATATCAAGAATGGATTACATGAAACCTATTTTGAGAGCAAAAGTCAATATATCCGTGATATTTCTTATTATGATGAATATAATCCGAATATTCAAAGGAAATTACTCAAAAGAGAACTCACTATCAAACATGTTTCATTTGAGACAAAATATCCTCATTTATTAAAGAAATTATTCAATGGAAAGATAAGAGTCCTGAAAAATATAATTTCAGCCGAGAACACTGATATCAAAATTCTATCAGATTT